CTTGGTGTATGCGGCCTTGCTGAAGTCCATGAGGTTTCCTACCTCAACACCATGTAAAACACGCCCTATACGGCCTCCAGAGGCCTCTGAGAAGGACGATCTGCCTGCTCTGTGAGTATGTCCTGAGATCACGCTCTTGCCGTGCCTACGGGCTGCTTCTAGGGCTGAAAGACCACCTTGAGACTTGATAGGCGTGTGATCTCCGTGGACTGCTATCCAGCCCGGCGCGATGTTGTAAGGCTTCTTATGAAAGGTGATCCCTAACTCATCGAGCTGCATAAACTTCTCGAACCTAAGTTCCGGCAATGAAAGGAATGACGGTATCTTACGCATTATTTGTGTGTATAAGCGGTCTGTGTGATTAGACCGGATCATTTGTGTCACCTGTAGGTCGTAAAGTACCTGAACAGCCTCATCGCGATCATCTCCAAGAGTCTGCTCATAAGCCTCTGGCGTCCCTTCTGACCACTTGCTAATCGTATTAAAATCAATCTCATCGCCAATCGTGACGACTTCGTGCGGCTTAAACTTAGTTATAAATCCTGCAATATTCTTGACTAGCGGTCGATCGTGGAACGGGCACTGAAGGTCGGACAGAATAACTATTCGCTTCATGTCGGTTAATCCTCGTCATCATCCTCATAGGGTAGGCGATCCACTCGGTCGGGGATCGATGGCATCAGCCAATCGGGATACGCTTCACGATCTGTAATGATCGCCAGACATACATCAACGGCGAATCCTGCGCGTCTAAGGCTCTTGTAGAACTCGTGCATGCAGATTGCGTATTGATCAAGCTGTGAGTAAGTATCGAGATCGATGACTTTCTTCTTTGCCATGTTTAAAATTATCGCTCAAGAAGTATGTTGTAAATCTCATCGACACGCGAGTTAAGTCTCTTAATTTCAGAGAGAAGATGAGTAATGACATAACCTGCCAGCCCACCTATCACGGCAAGGCTTGCAAAATAAAGTGTCATTAAGTCCGATGTGCTCATTTTTTAGGTGTCGCGTATCCGAATACTCCAGCTACAATCGAGCCAAGGATGGCGCGGTAGTCTAGAGCGAAGTTAGATGTAGTTCCCCATACGGCCAAGAATGCGCCTACTGCGATTATTACTGGATGCTTCATGTTCATTTATTGTCCACCTATCATCGGTATAGTAAAGAATTGAGAGTCTTCGTCGCCCTTGATAGTGAAACTAATATGTGCGTGATGATTATGCTTATTGATCCCATCATAAGGACGCCAAGCCCAAGCCTTTTTAGATGAGCAGATGAGGCCATCGAAGATGATGTAACTGATTCTTTTATCTCCAGATTTTGCAAGGACTCGAATCTGATCGACCAAGTCAGGCATGAAATCGGGCTTCCCGTTCTTGCCTGCAAGGTCGCGGTCAACATCGATGGCACGTACCCATCCTTGTGCATCTGGATTATGATCAGACTTGCGCGCAGCGTGTCGGGTATCACCGATCCAACCGTCCGAAGTTCGATCTCTACCTGGGAATGCATCGTCTATCTGCTCGCGTAATTGGATGGCAGACTTAGAAAGTCTTGGCTTCATGCACTAAGCGCGGCAATCTCTTCAACTGTTAAACCTAAGGCCTCTAGTTTTGACTGGGCTGATGCTTTCGCTTCCGCTTTTCTTGACTCGGCAGTTAATTCTAAATCTTGCAAACGCTTAATTTCAGCTTCAACTTTAGCCAAAGTAGGTGCATCGCCTTCAATCTTGTGCCAGACAATTGTCGAATAATCATCGGCTGTAATGACAAATTCGGCCGAAGGGCAAAGTGATTTAATTGCTTCAACTAAGTAGTTATTCATTATGCACCTATTTCAAGAAGTGTAATCGTGCTTGGGAATGATGAGATTTGGAATGTTACGGTTCCAGAGGACGCCACGCGTGCTTGTAATTTGTAAGTAGTTGCCGACGTCGTTGCTGGTGAGTCTAAGTAAGATATTGAGTTATTAGCTAAAAGACTTTTTGTATTGGTGTTAGGGTCGCTGAATCCCATTAATCCATAATCTTGATAATCTGCAATGGCAGTTGCGCCGCGCATTACTCTGGCACCTGCAAAAAAATCCGCGCCAGTTCTTACCACATAAGCATTAGCAGAAATAAGTACAAGAATTTTAGAAGTGCTAAGAGTCGGAGTAATTGTTGCCGTAATAGTCGTGTCGGTCTGTGTTGTCGATGTAATTGCCGTCGAAGTGGTTGTCGTTGCCGAAACTACCTGTAGGACTTTTCCGCCACCGCCACCGCCACCGCCAATAGCAACCCATGCCGAGCCTGAGTAATACTCGGTCGAGTTAGTATCCTTAAGGTAAGAGATCATGCCTTCTTGAGGGCTGGTGATGGCTGAGGTGCGAGCTGCTGCACTAGCGAAGACCATGACCACCTGAGAGGCCAGATAGCCGTTAGCGTCTGCCGCCGTTAGGACGTCTCCAGTCGTAAACTCTTTGTAACCTAGACCTGCTGCCATTGTTTGTCTCCTAGTATCCTAATATGGATTGTCCGATTATACCGTAAGTCGATGATCCGACGATGAATCCCTCAACTATAGGCTCAAGTGTTGTTACTGTGCATTTCATACTGTTAGGGGTTATATCCCACGCCAAGCCTTGCACCTGCAAGGTCTTAACGATTGTGCTCGAATCAGGCTGCACATTAGTGATCTTTACATTGTCAAAGTAATCGAGGCCGATCATTGTGTCAGTCGGTACTGCTGTATCAAGTAGATCGACGGTCATGGCATCGATGCGGATAGTTGTCTCAGCTCTAGTGGCAACGTAAATCTTTGCAATATCTAAGACTTGTGCATCTGTCTGAGGAATCATGTCTGTCACGGTTGTGCCATGAGGAAAATATTTAGCCGATGATGTTGCATCTGTTGCGGTCTGTGCTGTGCCGCCAATGCGTGTCATGCTGGCCTGATTGACGATTAGCTTGTCATCGAAGGCGTACTTGAGGTCTGAGTAGGGAATGCCTGTGGTCTGATTAAACTCGATAGGTGTGGCCGCCAGCGATCCCACGACATCGTTGCGATCCTTAAATTCTGCTGTGCCATCTGTGCGAATAAAGAATGCGCCCTGCTCAGCGAACTCAGCAGCCTTCAGGGCTGCTAGGGATGTGCGAGCTGTGCCGGGATCTGCTTGGACTGTCGTAGAGCCTGTGTCGGTAATCCTCATCGATGTAGGGAATGAGACTTGATCAAGGATCTTTGTGATTCGAGTGCCGGTAGTCTGGCCAGCAGTAGCATCTGCAACTGTAGCCACGTTAGCCATCTGAAAGAGTCTGAATGCATCGGAGCAGATTATATCGACGTAACCAATCTCCTGCCCTGTTGGATAGTAATACTTGTACTGATCGACATAACCTGAGAATAGGAACTTTTGAGTTGTCGAAGTAGTTGCAGCTACTCGGATCTTTCTTAGTGGAGTTAGGTAGCCGAAATATGGGCTAGCGGCATTCTGTGGATTGAAGTATGAGTCAGGGTCTAAGACTCGAACTGTGCAGTTGCCGGACTCGTAGGTGTCTCGCATGATATTGCGGCCACGGCTGATCTTGATCGATCGCGTTACATCGCTGAGATCGACAGTAGGTGTCGCTACAGTCGAATCACCGAATGCGCTGGTTCCTATAACTCCGTACTTATCATCGCCAATGACGAAACCAAGGCCAAATGTAGCGCCTTGGCTAAAGTCGAATGAGACCGAGATGGTTGCAGGGAGTGCCATTAGAGAGCAACCGCTCCCTTAAATCCTTGCCCTCGATTAACTTGATTAAACGATCCAGATAGTGAGTCATTGATCTGACCTTCGCGAATTGCTCCGCCGACTGTCTGCCCATCAAGCTCGACTGTAATATTTATCTGAGGATTAACTCCTGCAATAACTCCTGCACCTAAGCCGCCTTGTGGGCCGTATTGTGTAAAGGAATCAGAAGGCATTGAAACACCTGGCATCGACCAATTACGGAAAGGATTAGGAGCTTCTGGCGTAGCAAGCAAGGCCAGACGTAACTCATTATTACGCTTGATCGCTGTGTTCAATTGATCAGATAAAGAAGTAGCTAGGGTTGCATTGCCTTCGAGAATAGCCTTCTGCAATAGTAAAGAGATGCGATCGGTTTCGCTTATCTTGCCCTTCAGAGCCGCCTCAATGTTGATAGCCTCAATGTTAAGAGTCTTCGATGCCTTCTGTAAGGCTAAAGACTTCTTCTGTGTGTCTAGATTCTTCTTTGTAAGCCCTGCTAATTCTTTAGCACGCTTGGCTGCGTCGGCTTCTGCCTTCTTGCGAGCTGCATCGTTAGGATCAATCAAGCCCGGCCCTAGTGCAGATGAAGGATACCCGCCAGTCCCTGCCTTTGTGCTGCTACTGAATGATCCGCCGCCCTTAGTGCTAAGAAGTCCTATCGCTCCGCCAAATACCTTGACGAAGTTGCTTCCTGTAATACTGTCTAAGACTCCAAGTAATCCGAAACCTGCTGACATTGCCTTATCAAGGTTAGAGACCAAGATTGCTACGCTGCGGAATGCGTTAGCGGTACCTTCTGCGAAGCTGTTCATTGCGTCGGTAAGTTCTGTTATGTTGCCAGACTCGCTTGAGAGGATAGTAAAGGCATCGATGAGACCCTTGCCAATAGTTTCCTGAGCCTCACCTGCGGCAGTCGTGATAAGTCCTAACTTGCCAGCGTAGGTCTCAAGGTAGGCAGCGTTGGAGCCTGTAAATTGTTTATTTAATCTTTCTTGCAGATCCGCAAAGGACGCGGTTTTTAATTCGGCTTGGCTCAGACCTAACTTATATTTATTAAGTCCACGAGTCTGGCCTACATAAGCCTTGGTTAAATCTTCCACGACAGTCTCAAAATCGACACCGCTGCCTCGTGATATGTCGAGAGCTTGAGTCAGTAATTCTTGAGACTTTGTAACTGAGCCAGTGGTCTGCAATAACTTCTGCATCGATGGACGTAGTACATCATCGGCCACGCCCGAAGCGCGAGACATCTCTGAGATAAACTGCTCGATGCGTGGAGTCTCGAAGGCTAGGCCTAGATTCTTGACTGCCACTGCAAGCTGTGAAGCTGCCTTCTCATCTGCAATAAATGCCTGTACTGACTTTTTGCCAAAGTTAACTATTGCAGCAGTTGATAGACCGATGCCTGCTGCGCCTGCTAATCTCTTAAAAGATTTGTTAAGACCTTTGACGCTATTGTCTGCATCCTTGAAGGCTTTCTTACCCTTAAACTCACCGATAATCGGTATGCGTAACTCAGCCATCAGATACCTTTCGCATTAAACTTTGCGGCAGCCTTTTCAAGCGCCTTGATAACGCCAGCCTTTGCCTTGCCTTGATCTTGCTCATAAGCCTTAAACATTGCGCGACCAGCCATCTTGCCACGGCCTGCAAATGTGCCTGAGAAGCGTGGGCTAAAGTTGCCAGACATTCCCGACTTACGTCCGGCAGTCTCAACAATTGCACCTGCTGCCGTCTTATTGTGGATCGATACTGTCTGCACCCATCCTTGACGATTAGGCTTAGTCGGTGTCAATTTATAGC